CATTAGTGATTACAACTGTACCAATTGCTGTTGTCTTTGTGTAGACATAAAATGTTGCTGTTGTTCCTGTACCAGTGGCAATTGTCAAAGATGATGATCCTGATGTTGCTCCAACTGGTGCAGCGGTTGTGTGTAGTGCAGACACGATTGTTGCGTTTGTTGCTACGACTGAAACGCTTGTTCCAACATCAACTGTTGCAATAAACTTTAGTGCGTCAGCAGCGTCAACTGTATTATCTGCAGGTACTGGCAATGATGCAGGCGTTGCGATTGCTGAGTTTGTAGTGTTTGCTACAGTGTCAAGCGATACAGCGACTGTCATTACAGCAGCACTTGCAGGTGTTGCTACCATTGTGCCCAGAGTCATGGCTGCAACCATGGCTAGTGCGATTTTCTTAAATGAGTTCATTTAATTTATTCCTTTTCTTATTATAGTGTTTTTAGTCTGTCCAAATAATCTTTTATATCTTCTATTTGGCTAGGCTTATATTGTATCACGTTCTCAGGTAGAGTGTCAAACTGCTTAGATCTATCTCTAAATGTATGAATATCTATCTCTGCATTATTATCCTTTGGGGTATGTGATATTGCCCCAAATATTGCTCCACACACAGCATCAGCCAAATCCTTTGACTTTTTGCGGGGGTGGTCAACTCTGTCATTTTTCATTATCTTTAATTGTGTTAGTTCATCGAACAAGAGTTCGATTGCAGGCATGACTAATCTTTCCTCATATACAAGCATTGCCATATCCTCGTAATGTTTTTTAGCAACAGAAACAGTATCAGTTCTCATTCCCACCTGTTTTAATTCATTTTGAATATCAAAGGATTGCCAACGGTCAAAGGAAACCATTCCTATGTCAAACCCAAGCCTACGAAGGTTTTGTATCCACTGCTTTACTTCTGAAAGATTTACTGGCCCTTCAATCTTTGGTTCCCACCAAACAACTGCATCTACTACGACAATTGGTGCTACTTGTTCATAGTTATTTATGACTTGTATGTTTACCCATTTTTCTACATGTGCAATAGCAACTGCACACTTGTCGTGCTTCTGGGCAAGGTCAGCGTGGACATAGTATTTTTTGTTTGGGTCTGGTTTAAATGATTCGTCAAACCTTTTAAATGTATCTATTGGATTTCTTAATGTCATACATGCTCTAACTTTTTCATGCTGCTTAAAAAAAGCATCAGAAGCAAAAGTTGGAACACATGCAAAGCGCATCATTGCATCTCCAAGGTCTGTGTAGAAAGCAATCTTAAAATCATCAATCTTACGAGTAGGGTTTACTTCCCATGTTGGTCTTTTTAGTGCGAAGACTCCTGGGTATTTATATGAGATGATGTGATCTTCATCCCAGGAAATTTCCAATGAGTTGTTTGGGTCATCATCTGGAAGGTCTGGATTAAGAATAAACTTGTGTGTTCTTTCAATTAGGTCTTTTTCAAGAATTACATCATCATACTTTTCTGAAATATAATCTCCTGGGTATCTTGGAAATGAAAGTAAAACTACTTTACCAAGATCTGGAAAACGAGAATCTACTGATCCACGGAAAGCCTTGTAGATATTTTCAGCAGTCTTTCCTTGTTCATTTCCTGTACCAACCTCAGATGCAAAACCAGAAATCTCGTCAAGCACTGCAAGCAGAAGGTTAAGTCCTTCATGCGACTCTCTTTCTGAGTGGCCAGAGTAGACTGTTATAGATTTATTAAACTCAACAGAGTCTGCTTTAGCATAAAATTTACCAGCAAACCAAGGGGACTTTTCAATCTTTGTTTTAAATCCTTTAAAGAAAACATTTTTTGCCTGCTGGGCGTTAACAGCAACGTTAATAATGTCAATAGCATCACCAGAAGGCTTACCATAATATTTTGCTGGGTCTTTAAGACATAAAAGTTTGTATACAATATAGGCACAGGCTACTGTAGATACAAAGTCTTTTCCAGATCCCTTGCCAAGTTGAAGAATGATTTCATTCTTTGTGTACTTTTCGTAATACCTTGATCCTTTTTCTTCTCCTAATAAATCGATAAGATCTTCTTTACGATAGATCTGACTCATCGCCTCAACAATATCATACTGAATATCGGACAGTGCAGGCTGTCCTAAGTATGCATCACCCTCAACAAATGTTTTTGCATCTACTGGAGTTTCTTCAAAGTTATTGTCTTTTAATACTTCAAAAAAATCATTGAACGTCGTGGACAACTGTAATCACCTCGTTGTCTTTTGCAAATGAAGATAGCCTACGCATAATTTCATCACGAACTTGGGGATACTCAGAAGCAATATCTTTTAATATTGAAACAAGAACTTCTTGTCGGCGTTCAATCTCCATCATTTCTTCTGCTAATTCTTTATTCTCAAGTAGTCCAGCCTTTTGTAGCATATCAATACGCTTAGACTCAATGTCCATCACAAGTTTGATAGCAGCAGTTTTTGCACTAAGATTATTTGTCATTGATGCTTCGTCAATAACTTCGTAAGTTCTTGAAACCAACTTGCTGTAATGAGTGTCTGCTGCTGCAAGGGCTTCTTTGGCACGAGCACGAATTGCATCGTTAGCAGATGCCATAACTTTCCACTCATTAATAAGAGTAACTACTTTTGTTCTTGGAATGTCTAACTGCTTTGAAATTACTGTAGGGTCATTTCCTTTTAGGTATTCTTCTACAACAAGATTAACTTGATCAAGATGTTTTACTAAGTCTTCTTCAGTTGACATGCTTTGCCTCTAATCTATTAATCTCATCTTTGATATAAAAGATTGCTTTTTCTAAATCTTGAATAGTTTTAGACTCATCTTTTATTCCTGCTCTCCAAAGATATTTAAAGGCATTGCCAATATTAAAATTGCGATGACGAGTTATCTGAATACACTCAATACCTGATGGGTCTGAAGTATAGTGCAATGGATTATTAACCTGATCAACTGTTATATTTAAGTTATCACTCATTTTCATCTGCCTCCCAATCAAATGCTTCTGTAATATTTTTTAGTGTTATGATTGTATATGTCAGACCTGCTGCAGCAGTTAATGACATTAAAAATATTAAATATTTAATTTTTTTCATCGCTTTGATTTCCTTAGTCCAAATTTAGCAAGGTATACATAAATGGTTTCCACACTCACTCCACACTCCTTAGCAATATCTTCTGGAGTTTTTTTGTCCATATGATATCTTTTCTTAAGCCATAGTTCACTTGTATATAGTTTAGCAGCCATGATTCTATTTGTCAACCCCTATTGCCTTTCCCCAATTTGATAGCGCCCAATGACCAATACCGCAAGCATCTGCAACATCATTATCAGTAATAGTTCTATCATAGATAGTATTAATATATCTTATTGTTCTTTGCTTTCTTAATTCTCTTTCATGTGTTTTAAGCCATGAATCTGACTTCCCTGGATTTTGTGCTTTAATAAATAGTTTTTCATCTTTAGAAATCTTCTTATTACCAATAAAATTTTGCCAAGTAATCGGGGCAACCTTTCCTATAACTTTTGTTCCACACTGTCCAGCAGAACCAAGGATGGCGCCCTGAACTAAAGCCAGGTCTGCTGCTGTCTTAGGACTGTTCATAAAGATTGTGTGCTCAATTACTATTGCCTCAAATCCACCATAGTAATCAAAAAAGGCTTTAACTTTTTGTCCAGCATCCATAACCTTTTCATAAGTATCATTACCTTTAAAATTAATCTTGCCCACTACTCCCAACGTTTTTTGTTGGGTATCAAATATAGCAAAAGCAAGACTGTTTGTACTAGCATCAATGGCACATATTGTCTTTGGCATAACCTCAAACCCCCATTTATTTTTCATCAAACATTCTCTTTATTTCTTTTAATGTAAGATTAATTTCTTTTGGGCTGACAATGCAAAAACTGCAAAGCAAGTCATCATTATATATTGACAACGATGCTTGGCAGTTTGAGCAAAGCCTTACCTTTCCAATTCTTTTTTTACGTTTTGTGTAAACGTATCTCTGGGCAATGTTTTCTTTTGTTGCAGAATTTCTACACTCTGCAGAACAATATATCTGATAAGATATTTTTGTTTCAAAGTTTACATCACACCATTTGCAATTCTTCACCAAGAACCTCCAAGGATTTGAGTTTTACAACCCCTGCCCCTGCAGACTCACATGCTTTTTTAATTGGGCATGACTTGCAAATTTTTGAATTAGATCGATAATTTTTTGTTGGCAAAGTTTGATTTTCCCAATTTTTTCTTACCTCTCTCATCCAATCAAATGCCTGGTCTACCCACCGA